GCTCCTGGGGGTAGGGGGTGGGAACGCGCAAGGATTTCACCCCCACCCCCTCACGGATGTGTCTCGGGGCACACAGTTCAGTCACGCGTCACGCCTTCCCTGCGAGCCGCACGCTGATCTCGCGTAGATCCTCGACGACCGAGCGCAGTTCATCGACGACCCTGTCGAGCTGGTCCTTGTGTGACGCGACGTCAGACTCCAAGCGCGTGATGCGGTCACCATGCCTCTTCAGATCCAAAGCCTCGAGGCCGGTGACTCGGTTGTTCACGCCATCGAGAAGGCTGGCCTTCTCTCGCACCGTCTCCCGAAGGTCGGAGACCTGGGAGCGCATGACGGCCCAAGTGCCTCCTGCGGAGAACACACCTCCGAGGAGAGCACTGAGGATCGACCAGACGAGGGACGGATCCATTCGCCGCTTACTTCCGTTCGCGGAATCGCTTCACGAACGCGTCACCTTGGAAGCCCCATGTGAATCTCAGAGGGCTCTGCCGGAAGCGCTTCGCGCTAAGGGGGATGTCATACGTGCCGAAGTAGCGGAAGCGATCGCTCTGGTTGACGACGATCGTTCCCCACACACCGATGCCGCCGACCGATCCGTTGTGCCCGACGTTGCCCGAGATCGAGCCCTCCTCGATCGAGAACCGGCCGCCGCCTCCGAGGCGCCACACGCGAGGATCACGCGGGTCGAAGTCCTTGTCGCTTGCCCATGAGACACCGCTCGATCCCTGAACGTCGAAGTGCTTGGAGAGGGCTCTCCGCAGAGTGAACTCCGTCTCGATCGAGCGGAAGGAGTTGATGTCTTGGAAGGCAGCGAAGACCTCGGTTCCCTGCGTGCGGGTGAATCGCACGCTCGGGGATGCCACGAGCTGCGCAGGCAGTCGGAACTCCGCAATGACCTGCCCCTCCATCTCCGTGCGGTCCGACTCTCCGGCCGTCACGAACCTGGTCGCGGCAGCCGAACCGCGCACATAGTCCGCGAGCGGGGTGGGCGAAGGGGTTACCTCCTGCGCATATCCGAAGCATGGGAGCAAGGCGATCGCGAGGACGGTCGCTGCCGCGGCCTTCTTCGCCCGAGCGCGCTTGTCCTTCCGGTAGCCGTCGATGCACACGTAGAGGCCGAAAAGGAATCCCACGATCTCGACCTTCGGATCCTCGGTCTTTTCCTCTGCGTACTCCACGCCGGTGTCGATGTAGTCGGCCGCCGAGCCAGCGTCGAAGGAGCAGGGCGCGCCCTTGAACGTTCCCTCTTCGCATGCGGCGTGCAGACCGGCGTCGGCGCCTCGAAGGGCTCCGGCGGCAGTGATGAGAACGGCGAACAGGAGACGCTTCCTCCCGATCGCGGTGGGGTCAAAGAGCCATTTGAAGAACTTGGGCATGATGGGAATCCTTTCGATCGCTTTTCCGAGTGCTGCTTTCTTGAGTGCGTCTCCGATGCCGAACACGAGGGCTAGCCGACCTTCACGCCGACAGACTGCGTAGCGGCCTTCCCCACGGTCACTCCGAGGGACGCATCGCCCTTCTTGAGGCCCTCGACCTGGGTGTCGAACGCGCGAGGAGCCTCAATGCGCAGAAGATCGGTCGGCTGCGCGGACCATGAGATCCCGTCCGCGTCGTCGCAATTGGCCGCGCGCTTGTTCCCATCACCATCGAGGGGCGTGGCCGAGATCGGTGCCTTCGAGCCAACAGCGAGGTTCTCCGGGTAGGAGACGCGGATCTTCGAAATTGCCGGACATCCGGCCTGGCTGGAGGGAACAGGGTTCGCCAGAGTGATGGTCACCGTGGTGATGACGTTGATCGTGGTCGGGTTACTGATGTTCACCGTGCAGGCGGCGACGAGGGCGACGAGGGCGACGGCGATGAGGGGCGTTTTCGATTTCACTGGTTGTCTCCTTTGAGGGCTTCGAGATGAAGCGAGAAGCAGCGACGGGCCCATCCGAGGAAGTGATCGGGGGCGGTCGGGAAGGTGCGGCAGGCGTCGAGCCGCCGGGCGAGCATTTCGCCCAGGAAGAGATCGGACGCCGCGTGACGGCGTGCGGCAGCGATGGTCTTGGGGCCTACGACTCCGTCGTCAGTGACCTCGAGCGCTCGCTGGAGAGTCTTGACTGCGGCCGACTTCCCCATGTTGACCGCGGCGTCGAAGAGCAGGATCGCGATCGGCAACGGGAACGAGTCCGCGGAGATCGGGCGCCAGTAGCACAGCCGATAGAACTTCAGCGCACTCTCGCGCGTCCAGAGCGGAACGTCGTCGAAGTCGATGTCCCCGTCCTTGTCGACGTCGAACTCCGCGTGCAAGAAAGCGCGCAGCTCCGCATCGGCTCGCGCGTCCATATCGGCGATCGTGCGGAGCGTGATCCCGAAGTTCGTATGTGGGCGCCCTGATCCATCGCCGGCGCGGTCCTTTCGATCACGCGAGACTCCGCCCTCATGGCCGAGGGTGAGTTCGAAGGCGCGCAGGAAGTGAGCGTCAGGCTCGGGCGTTGGCATGTGATCGGGAGTCCAAAAGCAGAAAGCCCCGCCGCCTTGTTAGGCATGCGGGGCTCACTGAAGGTCTCCCGGTACGGGGCCCGGTGGTTTGTTATTCGACGGCGGGAGTCTCTACTTTCCTCCGGGGGCGTGTCAAGCCCACTGTCAGCGGGCTTTTTGGAACGCCTCATGGAGCGCCCTGTCCGCGGCGATCTTGGCTTCATACGCGGCGCGCGTCTCCGCGTTGTAGTCCCGGCGGTTCACGCGCCATCGGGCGCCCTTGCCGAACTGCTTGGAGAGAGAGCGGTCGAAGGCGCGGTCAGCGACCGTAGCGGCCCGGTACTCCGCCCCGGGGATGTGGAGCGTCCCATAGGCGCGGGCCGTCTCCGCACGGAAGGCGTCGGTTTCGGGTGAGGTGTTTGTCTGTTCCATGTACGAACAATAGAGAATTGCCTTTTCTGTGTCAACACAATTTTAACGCTTGACATTGTTTTAATTTTTCTATATCATTCCTCCAATGATGAACGAACCGCTTAGCCCCGCCGATGCCAAGAAAGAGGCAGTTCGCCGTTACAATCTTGGTGGTCTCTACGTCTCCCCGCACTTCCGCCGCGCGGCGGCCGCTGAGGGCCTCACGGCCTTGAACGCGACCGTCCTCGTTCTGGCGGGCGTCGTTGAGTTCGCAGAGTTCGAAGGCGGGAAGTGGCGCTACCGGGTTCGCAACGGCCGCTTCGTGGTGGTCGTCGGCTTCACTGGCGACGACACCTTGGACTACGTGACGATCTTCAAGAAAGGCAACCGATGACCAATAAATGCGAGTGTGGCGGGCGGATGGTCGCCCGCCGCGAGAACTACCTGTTCGAAGAGGAGTGCGGCCTCCCCGTGACGCTGGCCGACGTCGAGGTCCGGCGCTGCGACAAGTGCGGGGAGCGGGGCGTCGTGATCCAGAACCCGGGCGCGATCAAGGGGGCGATCGCCGGGGTTCTCGCGCGGAAGCGTGGACGGCTCGCCGGCGCGGAGATCACGTTCCTCCGGGAGGTCCTCGGCCGGAACGGTCGGGAATTCGCCCGCCTGCTCCAGGCCACGCCCGTTAGCGTCTCCAGGTGGGAGCAGGAGGCCGGCATCCCTGGTCCGCACCCGGACAAGCTGATGCGCACGGCCGCGGTGATCCACGTGCGCGACTTCGAGTACTCCGTCCTCGACCTCGAGGCCGCGGCGTCGGAGGATTGGAACGAAGGCCTCCGGTTCACTCTCGAGCGAACGAAGGAGGGCGGATGGCAGCTTCAAGGCGAGGCCGAGACGATCCGACCAGTGAGAGGAGCGCGCCGTGCGTAACGGAACCCGCCGGCCCTACTCCGACACGATCCGCGAGATCCTCGCGCGCAATGGCCGCATCGGCGTCGACCCTCGCCACGTCGAGGCTCACATGCGGTGTGAGCACGGTGCGCTCGACGCTCTCTCCCTGCCGGACTTCACTGCTGAGGTCCTCACCGGCGCCGAATGCGCACTGGCGGATCCCGCTCTCTCCGAAAGGCTCGCGGGGACTTACGGGCTCTAGGCTTTCTCCGAACTAGCGCGGTCTGAATCGGTCGCCAGCATCCACGATCACGGCGTCCACTGGAAGGCCTGTCACCTCGGAATGGAATCCGGGTCTCTCTACATATCCATCGCACTCTCGGCAGCGTGTGCAAACACCAATCTCGCCACTCATCAGTCGGGCGTGCTCATGGGAGCGATGTCCGCATTTACAAAACGTGCTGATCTCTCGGTTCGCCATGGCCGGTTTCGCCAAGAGTTGGATTCTAAGCTCGCAGAACCGCGCCGTTGCTTTGAAGAAATCACGTCGCTGGACGACAGACTCAACTTCGGTTCTCAGGATCGTTTGTTCCACGTAATGCGCGCCGTTCATGATTCGATAAACGAAGATCTCCGCCTTGCTGGCCGTATACGCATCTTCCATCGCATCGGCGAGCGTGCGACCGATCGACGGAACTCCCCGGCTCATCAGCTGCCACCGCCAATCGCCACCGCCGGGGATGAAGCGCTCCGCGGGCGAACCGGAAAATCGTCGCTCAACCAGGACGTAGGCTTGTGTCTGTGGATTCGTGTTCATGTGGGTTCCGAGGCCTCCCTAAGTGCCCTTTCCTGGCCGAGTTTGATTGCGAACGTGATCCGGCTTGGAGCGCGCCGGCGTGATGGGTAGGCCGCGATCTCGACGGAGGCGCGGTCCAGCTCTGGTGCGAAGTGGACGGCCACGAATAGGCCGCCGCAGAAGTCTGATCCCGACAAGCCCGCGCGCGCAACTTCGGCGCAGTCGGTGATGAACTTCGGGTCCGTCAGGACCTGGGCGACGAGGGCCTGCATCGCGACTTCGCGCGACGTCATCCCGCGACCTCCGACCACTCGACCCGCACGGTGATTCGCGACGGCCATTCCTTGACCTGGGGCGCGTAGACCCAGGCGATGCGCTTCTCCCGGTTGGAGTCGTCGACTCCGAACGCGTCGCAAATGCCGTCCTTGATGCTCTTGAACGCGTCGCGAAGGTTGTCGTCGTTGTCGAGGGTGCGGTCCGCGAATCGTGTGAGAGTCACCACGAGGCCGCGGTCGAGCCGGCCCTGCCAGAGCGTGGAGAGCACCCTGCGGAAGATCGCCTTTCGCGCGCCGGTCTTTTTGTTCACGCTGAAGCGAACGAACTCCTGCCAGAATGCCTCTCCGCGCATGGGGGTGGCGTTCTGAGAACTCCTCATCCGGCTCTCGACCAGGTTGGCGGTCTGGCCCCGCTCCGGGGCGTCCACGCGGTGACGGTTGCGCCAGTGGCCACGCATGTTCGACTTCGGCGCCACGTGTGTCCGCAGCTCGATCTCGAACGCGTTCGAGTAATACGTCGCGGACAGGAATCCCTCGTCGGCGTCCAGGCCGTTCATAGCGGGATCCTCCGGGAGCGGTTGAAGGAGAATGGCCCGGGCTCCGGCCGCGGTGGCGGGTTGAGAAGCGTGTTGGAGTCGACGAGCGATCGCCGCATGTGCTTTTCGCTCATGGTCTCGAAACTCAGGGTGCCTCGGCATTGCTGCCTTCCGCTTGCCCGGCCAGACGTGACCCAGAGAGCGACGCGATCGAAGCCCATTCCCTCCCGCTCGGCGAGCTGTTCGATGTTTCGCCGAAGCGCTTCGACCTCCTCCGCCGGCCGAACGAGACCGCCGTCGCGCGCGCGCGGCTGCTGCTGTTGTTCCGTAAGGTTCCTTTCCGTTGGTTCCTGTAGAACGGTTCCTTTATGGGGGTGAACGTTTGGACGGGGAGAGGGTGAACGTTCGGACGGGGTGAGGGTGTCCGTTTGGACGGGGTGGGAGGGTGAACAATCGTTCACCCTAGGCGACTCGGGCTCAGATTTTGGGGAGGGTGAACGTTTGGACACCCTAGGAGCTTTCGATCGCAGCTCCGGAATCGTACGGCCTGGGGTGAGCACGAGGAAGGCGTTGTTGAGCGATCGCCCACTGTCGGCCGCCTGAGGTATCACCTGGATCGCTCCGGCCTTCGCCAGGGCGAAGATTTGCTTCTGGACGGCCCTCTCGCTGTCGACGTTGCAGCGAGACGCCAGCGTCGACGTCTTAGCCTCCAGCCAACCCTCGTCGTTGGCCATGTCGGCCATCATCACGAGCAGGAGACGGGCAGAGCCCTTCGTCGGGGAGTTCTCCGACACCCAGTTCAGGACCTTCCAGCTCATGCGAAGCCTCCGAGGACCCCGACCGCCGCGTCGACGTGCCGCTGCTGGATCCCGTGGTTCATCCCGTCCTCGACCAGGATCCATCGGTTCTCCGGAATCGGCCCCCGGTCCGAGTCGTCGTCGATCACCACGTACCGCGTCGCCCAGGCGTGTGCTTGGAGCCACTTCATCACTTCGAAGCCGCGCTCTACTCCGTACACCAGCTTCGAGCCTTCAATCGGACCGACGATCGAGGGCGTGACGTCGAACACCACGCCGACGAAGCCGGCATCGTCGAGCAGCTTCTGAAGCTCAACGACGGTTCGACCCAGCCGCCACGTCGACGAGACCACGACGAACGCTTCCGTTCGGCGGACGATCTGGTTGATGAGCGCGACCTTCTCAGGGTCTGGGCTCAATAGACCCCGTCCAGAGTGAAAACTCCAGTGGCACAGGACCCCATCGAAGTCGAGGAAAACAACCTTCATGCGGCGGCCCTCCGGGGCGCAAGGCCGAGGCGTTCCCGGACCTTCGCGCTCACCTGACGCCGGGCCTCGACCCGGACGCGTTCTTCCTTGACGTGTCGAAACATCCTCGGCGCGTGCTCTTTCCAGAGCGCGGCCATCGCCGCCTCGTCGCCCTCAAGGTGCTTTTCCTTCACGAGCCAATAAAACGCCGCGGCGTGGGACTCGATCCAGTCTTCGATCTGGCGGTTCTGGAGGTCCGCGGCGGTTCGTATGGGAGGCTCTCGGCGGGCTTTAGGTCGGTCCTTACGGAACGCGGGGCCGTCCGGGCAGGTCGAGTAGTGCGTCGCGTACAGGAACCCCTCGTAGGCGTCCAGGCGGTCGTCTGAGATCACCTCCGCGATCTCCTCGCCCTCCTTCCCGATCAGGGCGACGTTGCCCTTCGGGGACGGGATCGGGTCCAGGGGCATCGACGCCCCGGTGCGCGTCTTCCGGAAGGCGATCGGGCGGCCGCATCCGCGCGGGCCCGTCGCGGTGTTCTTGGGGGTGCAACGATGAACGGTGAGGATTTCTCCTTCGACTACGGCGGACACTTCAGGCTCCTCTCATGACACGGTCGACGCGTTCGTTCCAGTGCTTCGTGAGTTCCACCAGCGGGCCCTCGGGCGATATCTCCCGCTCCAGCTCGCGCAGGCGCATCGGTTCGCGATCGAGAAGGACCGCGAAACGGTGAATCCAAGTCGGCCGCGACTCCGACTTGGACTCGGGTACCAGGCTCCTCGCCACCAGGTAGGCGAGCCGCGACGGCTCGGTCGCGTCGAGCGATGCGTCCTCGACGGCCGCCATGAAGATGCGGATCCACGTCGGCGCCGGCCCCGGCTCTTTCCGGAGGTGGGCGAGGGACATCACGGCGGACTAAGCGGCTGCCTTCTTTTCCGCGTCCGCGTAGAACTTGGAGGCTCGGTCGGTGAGAGGAGGCGTGGGCCTGGCGGGATCGGAGCCCGCGGCCTTGAGGCCTTCCAACAGGACGTCGCGCGTGAAGGCCGCGTCCTCAGGCTTCTCCGACTCCCCGAGGAAGGAGCGAATCTCCGTCACCAGACTCGGGCGAATCAGGTTCACTCCCCTGGGAGCGGCGAGGACACTCGCCAGCAGACCGCGCGCCGTCTGGAGCGACCGAGCGACGAGAGTGAAACGTCCGCCATCGATCGCGCTCGCACTCACGGCGCGCTTGATCAGCGACTCCTTCGCCGCGCGATCGGCTCGAAACTTCGCCAGAGCCGACTCCAGCTCTTCGATCTGGCGGATGGTGGGGCGCGGGCGGCGGCCCGTGCGCTTCTTGTTGGGCTTCGGCATTTGGGGTCTCTCTCCTGTGGTTGGTTGGTACGGGGTAGACGAACCTCTATGCGGCCGGGTCCTCGTTGAGCGCTCCGGACTCCAGCGCGTCGAAGAGGGTCGGGACCGTGCGATCGCGCTCCGCCTCGCGGCAGTAGGCGACGCTGTCGGCCCAATAATTCGCGTTCAGCTCATGGCCGCGGCCGCGGCGGCCGAGCTTCACGGCCTCGAGCGGGACGGTTCCGAGGCCTGCGAACGGATCGAATACCAGCTCGCCCGGCATGGACCGCGCGACGATCGCCCGGTCGACGATGTCGAACTGGAACGGGCATATGTGCTTCTCGCGGTTCCGCGTCCGTTGTGAGCCGTTGAGGGTGCGCATCCGCACGATGTCGGTCCACACGTCCGGGTGAACGGACACGGGCTGCATGAGCATGAAGTCCGGGGGCAGCTTGCAGGGTCGAGAGTGCTCCAGGACCTCCGCCAGCTCGACGTCGCGGCCGAAGTTGTAGACGTGGGTCTCCGAGTACTGCCGGTAGAGCTTGAAGATCTCGCTGTAGGAGAGCTTCCCGATCTCCTCCGGGGTGAGCAGGCGATCGCCGGCGGAGCGCCAGAAGCCGTGGGCGTCGAACTGCCACGCCGCGCGGGAGTACTCCGACCGGACCTTGGCCACGGGGACGTCGGCAAACCCGTTGCTGTTGTCCGTGGGCGCCTTCCGGAAGATCAGCAGGTATTCCGGCATCCCCGCGCCCATGCGCGAGCCGTCCTTCAGCATCATGGAGTCGCCGAGGCGATAGCTCCCAGCGTTCTCCCGGACGACGTCGGTGACGATCGTGATCTGCCCAAGGTAGATGAACCCGTGGCGGGTGAAGTGCGTGATCGCGTCCGCGTGGAACGGGTTGACGGTCTGGAATCCGAGCCCCGTCATTCCACCGTCGACCACGCGGTCCTTGACGTGGATCAGCGCGTTCCGCCCCGGCTGCAGGACGCGCAGGAGGTGCGGTGTGAGGTAGTCCATCTGTTGCCAGAAGTGCTCCGCGTCGTCGGTGTGCCCGAAGTCGTTGTAGCTCGGCGTGTACTCGTACTGGTTGCTGAACGGGAGCGAGGTGAGGATCAGCCCGACGCTGTTCTCCTCCATGGTTGCGGTCTCCGTGACGGTGTCCGCGTTCACCAGGGTGAAGTGCTCCCCCTTCGCTTCCTGACGCTGAAGGCCCATCGCGCGCGTGAGCCGAGCCGCGTTGGAGATCTCGGCCAGGCCGCACTCGCGAATCAGCTTCGCGAGGTTTGCGGTCTGCGCCTTGTAGCGCGCCCACTTCGCCTCCAGCTGCCGGCGGACGTCCTGCTCGGCCTCCGTGTAGATCAGGTCGATCCGGACGCGTCGCTTCTGGCCGTAGCGATGAATCCGGTGGATGGCCTGGATGAGGTCGCGGAACTTGTAGCCGATCCCCATGAAGATCGCCCACGAACAGTGGCGCTGAAAGTTGTTGCCGGCGCCGAGGAGGACGGGCTTGCTGGCCAGCTCCGGGATCTCGCCGTCCGCGAACTGCCGAACGATCTCGGAACGGTGGCCGAGGTGCTGCGTTCCGTAGACCGTGGCCACGCCGGGGATCGCCTTCTCGATCGCCTTGCGCTCTTCCTCGAGGTCGTGCCAGATGAGACGGTGCGCCCCCGGGTCCTCCGCGCGCAGCTCCATCATCTTCGCGACGCGCGCGCCCAGGCTCTCCCGCTTCTCGCGCGAGGCGTGCGTGATGCCGAGGGCCACGTTCTTGTAGATGCGGGCCTGCCCGGACTTCTGGTCGACGCCGGCGTTCGTGTGGTCGCTCTCGACCATGTGCCACCGGATCTCCAGCTCCGGGAGGTCATAGCCCTCGTCGCTGAAACCGAGATCAGACGGCCGCTGAATGACGATCGCCCACGAGGCGACCCACGCCCAGAACTCCGCCTCTTTGTGGGGGTGGAGCGTGAGCTCGTCCGCCTTCTCAGAGTTGCGGCGGAAGAACCGGGTCTTCGCCTCGCCGATGTCCATCGCGCCCAGGAACTGCGCGTAGCCGAGCAGCTCGATGTAGTCGTTCGGGTCGGGCGTCGCGCTCGCGCAGAAGCGGTAAGGGATGTCCTTCCATGCGCCGATCACGACTTCGGAGAACGTCTTCGATCCGAAGGAGCGCAGGGTGTCCGCCTCGTCGAAGGTGGCCACCGTGAACATGGCCGGGTCGAGCTTCCCCTCGCGCACGCTCTCCCAGTTCGTGATGTAGATCCCGCCGCCGCCCGAGATCTCCGCGGTCGTCCGAATGAACTTCGGGAGAATCGGCCAGCCGAGCAGCTGCTCGGCATCGCGCTTGAACTCGTCGACCACGTTGAGCGGGCACACGATGAGACCGTTCCCGCCGGCTCGCTCGAGGATGAGCCGCACCGTCTCCAGCTGGGTCGAGGTCTTCTGAAGCCCGAACAGCGAGAAGCACGCCGCGGAGCCACGCTCGATGAGCCACGGAACGATCGCGCGGACGTGCGGCTTGCACGCGGGGTTCACGTGCTCCGGCGTGATACCCGAGAAGCCCTTGGCCGGCGCCGACGCGACCTTCGCCGCGAGGAACTCCTCGTAGGGGATCTCCGCGGGCTTGCCCTTCTGGAGTGCTCGCTTGAGGCGACGAATCTCCCGGTCGCGCGCCCGAACGTCCGCGTCGAGGTCGGCGACCTGGACGGAAAGGAACTGCTCTCGTTCGCTCATTCCTCACCTCGCAGCGCAGTCCGGACCATCGCGACGACTTCGGCGTGTCCCTTGATGGCTTCCGCGCGAGTGGCATACCGCCAGAACCGTTGATCAAACTCCCCGCCAAACACCATCGTTTCGAAAAACACCGGCTTCCCTTCGGCGTCGTGATTGATCACGCATTCGAACTGTGTGTGGATCCGGATCGCGGTCTCAATCGTCGGCCCGATGAGATCCACGATCGACCACCGTTCGCGCCCAACTGGCACCTCCGCGTAGTCACACGCGACGACGCGTCCGTCCTCCATCTCCCGGCACCAGTGGGTGATTGGCTCCGGCTCCGCGAGCGTGCGAGCCGCGGCCTCCAGAGACTTCAGAACGGCGGCCTTCTCTTCGGGCTTCACAGGCCTGCCTCCTTTGCGAGCTGCTCCTGAAGCGCCGCGCGAACGACGGCGATGATTCGCTTTAGGCGGGCCGTCTCGTGACGCGTGATCGGCCGCTGATGGAGCTTGCTGATCAGGTAGTCGTCGTAGCCCTCAACGAAGTGCAAGGCGAGGGGTTCCGGCATCGCATCCCAGTAGGCCGACCATGCATCGCCGAGGTTCACGATCGTGATCCGACCTTGGCTCGGGCTGAACGGTTGCAGGAAGACGGTCACGGGCCCGACTGGATCGGGAACCTCGTTGATGAGGAGGGTGAGCGTCTGGGTGAGCGTCTGAAGAACATTCGGCTTCACGCTGCCACCTCCTCAGCAGCCGGGAGGTTCGCGCGGATCAGGGCCTCGGCGACCTCCGGGCAAACGCTGTTCCCGATGAGCCGAACCTTTGCGGCCTTGGTCTTCGCCCTGCTGAGGTCATAGGCCGAGGCGAAGCGGCCGAACTGCGCAGCGAGCAGCTCGTGCGGCTCCAGCATTCGCATGCCGATGTCGACGATCTGGTAGTCGACCCCTTCGACGCTGACCAGGCCGAAACGATCGCGCGTGGTCACTGTGCCGAGAGGGCCATCAAGTACCGGAGCCTGCTCTGTCCCGTAGTACTTGAGGAGGAACGCGTACACCTCCGCGACGTGGATCCCTCCGGCCGAAACAACCGGCAAGGGATCCTCGATCGACGCCGCACCAGGTTGCGATGGATGCGTGCCCCTGAACGTGGCGAGCGTGACCGCGGCGAGGTTGTTGTGATCCTGCGTCGTGACCGTCGGGAGCGGCACGTTGATGTCGGCGCTCCCTGCGTCCTTCCACTTCCCAGGTGTCTCACCGTAGGCGCGAGACAGGAACGCCGCGACGGCCGCGTGCTTTCCGTTCCCGCCAGTCCCTCCGGAGATGATGGTGCCCAGTGGCTTCTCGATGTCCAGGGCGCGCGCTGCCTGCCCTTCCCGCTCTCCGTAGCCCGTTTGCACGAGGGTCGGCGCGATGAGAGCGTGACCGCGGCGGGCGGCTGTCACCGTTGAGAGGGGTGATTCGATCGACTCCCCGCGCGCATCGTCGCCGGAGTGGTTCACCTTGAAGAGCGTTGGGGCAATCACCACGCGATCGTTCTTTGCGGTGATGGTTCCGACCGGTGCGTCTCCAGGTGTGGCTTCAGACTGGCCCGCGCGGCCGCCCACGCCGGCAATGATCGGCACAACGACGGCGTGCCGGTTCTCCGTCGTCGTGGTCGGCAGGGGTTGGGCCGGATCGCTAGATCCTCTGGGCGAGCTGTTGTGGTCGATTGTGATGAACGTCGGGGTGGCGATCGCCAGGCCTGGGCCCTGCGCCGTGATCGTAGGGACCGGGTCTCCGAACGAGGACGAGTGCGCCTGCCCCTTCATCTTCACGACGAACGGATTGCGGTTCTCGAGGACGAAGCGCCTGATGCCCTGGGCGATGCGCCACATCGTCTTCTCGGCGAGTGGCTTCTTTCGTTCGAAGATCGAAGGGCACGGGAGGCTCCAGTCGATGCACTCGGCCGCCGTGTGGAACGGAATCAGACCCGGCCCGTGAGTCGGCCGCGGCCAGACGATCCGCTGGCCGTCGCAGCGAGCGACGAGGAAGAGCCGCCGGCGGCGCGTGGGCGCTCCGAAGTGCGACGCGTCGAGGATCCGAAAGTCCACCACGTAGCCGAGCTTTTCCAGAGCCCGTTTCCACCGCAGGAACGTCTGCCCCATGCGCGTCTTGACCGGCTTCCCGTCCTTGTCGAGCGGGCCCCATCCCTTGAACTCCGCGACGTTCTCCAGGGCGATGACGTCGGGGCGAACGTCGTTCGCCCACCGGACCACGGCCCACGCGAGGGACCGGATGTTCTGCTTTCGCGGCTTCCCTCCCTTTGCGATCGAGAAGTGCGTACAGTCCGGCGAGGCCCACAGGAGAGCCACGTGCCGCCCTCCGGTGGCTTCCCGCGGCCTCACCTCCCAGATGTCGGCGGTGAGGTGCCGGGTGCCCGGGTGATTCGCCTCATGGACCGCCAGAGCGACGGGAGAGTGGTTGATGGCGATGTCCACCGGGCGGCCGAGAGCGGCCTCGATCCCGGTCGACGCTCCCCCGCCACCGGCGAACAGGTCGACGATGAGTCCGCTCATGCACTCCTCCGAATCTTGTGGCGGACCTTCGCCTGCAACTTGCGGATCTGCCTCCGCCGGCGGGCCGCGAGACGCGAGGCTTCCGCCTGCTCTCGCTTGAGGGCCCGTCGAGCGGCCTCGGCGGTTCGGAACAACGCGGCCAGGGTCTCCGGCGCGAGAGGCTCGCCGCCGTTGCAGGCGGTGAACGTGGCCATGGACTCGTCGCTCATGGCCTACTTCTTGGCCTTCTTTGCCGCTTTCGCCTTCGGAGCCTTTCCAACCTTCCCCGATCGGGGCCCGGGACGTGTCGGCGTGGGTACTTTGACTTTCCCAGGCTTGGGTCTCTTCGGATGCGCACTCGCGGGAAGGGCGCATCCGCCTCCATGGAGGTCGCAGACCTCTTCCTTGCGGATCGTGGTGGCCTTCCGCATGGCGGCGGCCATCGCTGTCTCGCCCTTGGGCGACGAGAGCGCGATCGCCGCGTCGACCGCCTTCCCCGCTTCCTTCATCGCGCCGGCGCGGATGATCCCGTTCGTGTAGTCCTTCTCGAGCGCCTTCACGTCGACGTCGTAGGACCTGGCCAGGGCCAGCATGATCCGCGGGTACTCTCCGGTCGGCGTGGGCGCGATCTCGCACTCGAGGAGGATCGACACCAGAGTCCCGAGGCCCACCTTTTCGAGCGCCTTGGCGACGACTCCATCGAACGGGCTGTAGTCGTCTTTCTTGATGTCGGGTAGGACGCCGGCGCCGATGAGGACCTCGCGCGACTTCGGATGCGCAGCGACCAGGGCGCGCACCGCGGCGGACGGATCCCCGTTTAGGAGGAGCTTCCGCATCGAAGCGACGAAGCCCGCCACGACGGCCTTGGTCCGCTTCGCCCGCTCCTTCGCCTTCTCGCGGGCCTTCGCCTCGTCGTCACCCTTCGGCGCGACGGGGGTCAGGCCCACAGCCTTCGCGGCTTCGACGAACTCCGCCTCGTGGATTACCTCGCGGACGGATCCGTCGAACGGCGACTTCAGGAGGATCGGATCCGGCGCCGCCTTACCGAGGACCTGCCGAACGGTGCGCCCCGTGGCGATGCCGCCGGCGGGACCGTCGAGGGCGACATAGCCGACCAGCGATCCCGAGTACTTGTCCGGCATCGCCTTCTTTGCCGCGGGGCCTTCGATCACCTGGACGCCGGAGTCCTTCGCGGTCTGGATTTTGATGAGCGCGTCCGCGTTCACCTTCCGCTTCCAGCACGACGGGTCGAGACAGATTTCCTTCCCCGTCACCTCGTCGAATAGAAGCGCCTGATTCCCCGTCCGATTCGGGCAGGCCGCGCACGTGGGCGCTCCGGCCGCCTCGCAGATGGCTTTCGACGACTTGTCGAACGGCGCGTCCTTCAGGTTCCGCATGTAGGTCGCCTGGACGTGGGCGGCCGCCTGCGCCGCGGTCATGCCCGCCGTCTCGACGAAGGCCTGCGTCTGCATCGCCGGGTGAGGAATGCGCGCGAGCACGAGCGCGTGGCTGAACGAGATCTCGTTCGCGGCGAACGCCTTCCGCGCGGCCGCGTCGGTGAGCTTCTCGAGCTGGAGCCGCTTCGCGATGTAGCCGACCTCCTTCCCGACCTTCTTGGCGATCGCGTCCGTCGACTCGTAGCCGACCGCCTGGAGCGACTTGTACGCGTCGGACTCCTCCAGGGGGTGGAGATCCTTGCGCTGGAGGTTCTCCGTGACCTGGAGTTCGAGCGCCTCCCGGTCCGTCATCTCGCTCACGATCGCGGGGATCTCTGTGAGGCCCACCAGGTTGCTCGCGCGGAAGCGACGCGCGCCGGCGACGATCTCGTATCCGTAGGCCTCACCCAGGGGCAGGGGGCGTGCAAGGATCGGGATCTCGACGCCGTTCTCCCGAATTGATGCCGCCAGCTCGCCGAGGTCGACATCGACGAACGTCTTCCGCGGATTCGTGGGCGACTCCCGCAGCTGCGAGAGAGGGATGGAGAGCAGTTTCGGCGTGGGCTTCGTCATTTGGTTCCTTCGTGGAGGATTGCGTTGAGGGTCGGGCGGGTGATCTCCCGCGTGATCGGTTTCGGCTCCGCCGCCTTCGCGAGCTGCTGCTCGATGTCGGCCTCGATGCCCGGGGCGATCGAGAAGAAGCCCTGCATGCCGGAGAGCGGGCGCGACTCGCCGCCGACAGTGAGCTTCTGGAGCGTCATCAAATCCTCGCTATCCCAGTCATGGGTCGCGCGCCGTCACCGGAGATGAGGCCCCAGTTGTTGTTCAGAAGGCGGAATCCGCGGATAGTCGCCTTCGAGGTGACGCAGACGTAGTCGAGTTCAAGGCCCGTCCCGTCCAGGATGGTCGAGACGTCCTCGGCGATCATGGACTCACTGTGGCCGGACGCGAGGCCGCTCATGATCAGGGCCGCGATCGACGCGTCCGGCATCGTGTACGTCATGATGCAACGCAGGGGATCGTTGATCCGGTATCCGAACGTTGCCTGCTGACAAAGCACGCGGCCGGAACCGAGATCTCGGTCTACTGTTGGCGTTGTCCAGACGCGTTGCCGGGTGTTCACCAGGGTGATTTCGTCGACGAACGGAATGCGCAGGTGAAAGCCCGGACTCAACGCCGATGCCCTCTTCCCGAGACGCATCCGCACCGCGACGTCCCAAGCGGGGACCACAATCCAGAACTTCCACGCGTCCAGGACCCGCGACAACCACTCGAAGAGTGAGTTCACTTGTAGGCCTCCGCCTTGAGAAGGGCGCGGCGGGCGAACGCCCAGGCCGACGCCGGGATCCGGTCAGGTAGCGTCTCTGGCCCCGCCTTGAAGGCGACGAACGCGAGTTCCCAGCTACCGAACCGCTCGTACAGCGCGTACAGGTACCGCGCTCCGCAGTCCAGGTTGTCGAACGCGTCCAGGCGATCGACCCGGCCACCGCACCAGATGGCCGTTGAGGCCTTCAGCTGCATGAGGCCCTGTTCTCCGTCCGCGCCTTCGGCCGTCTCTCTCCAGCCCGACTCGTCTTCGGTCAGTCCCGCGAGGTAATGGAACGGGACGCCACGGACGGCAGACACACCGAGTGCGATCGTGAAGAGGCGAGAAGGAACGCGTGCGCGATGGCGGGAGACGAATCCCCCTGTGGCTTTCGCCGGAACCTTATCGGCCGCCGTCGCGCCGGCCTTGATATGAACGAACGAGCCGGGGACCCCGCGCCCTTCCTGCACGGGGCCCCCTCCGCCGGCTGTCGGCGAGCCGATGCTCGGGGCCTGGGCCGCGGGCTTGCTTGCGGTCTGACCCTTGCCGAAGCTCAGGGTCGCGTCCGCCCTCGGCGGGGCGTACATGAAGTCTGGGATGGGGGCGGAATCCATCGGCATCGGCGCGGGCGTGAACCCCCTGAATTCGGCAGCGCCGATGTAGCCCATGGCGAGGACCAGAGTTCCGAGGATCACTCGGCCGCTGGGGATCGTGACAATCCGGCTCATTTGGCCACCGCCCTTCGGCTCCGGCCGACGATTACGGCCTTGAGCTTCTTCCCGCTCTCGAGCGCCTCGTCGATTTCGCGAAGCAGCTCCACGTCGGGCCTGTTGTTCAGGCGCGCGATCGAAACCTCACTCGACTCCCGAGCGAAGTCGGCGATAGCTGCGTCTCGGTTCTCCTCCACCGCGGCTCTCTTCTCGGCCTCGTCGATGGCGAGAGCCAGGTCGTCGATCACTGCTCGCACGGCGGCCCGGCCGATCGCTCCCCCGTCCGCGATCGCTTCGCTTAAGTCTCGGACCGAGAGGCCCCGCTCGCCCGACCCCATTTCGCGGGCGTAGACAGCATTGCGCGTTGGGGTGATGGACTTCGACGATCCGTAGGCGTGCCTGCGCCACGACGAAACGACACCGGCCTCGATCGCGATCGCAGCCGGAGAGGCCCCTTTGCGGCGGGATCCGATGACGAGGATCAGCTCCGCGCGATCAGCCGGTGTCATTTCCGATGCGTGCGACACTCGCGCCGTGGCCACAGAAGAGGGATCCTTTCGACCGTGACGCACCTAGAACATCCTCCCGATCAGGATCCCCACCGCGAGCGCGGAGCCGAGGAGCGCGAACATGCCCACGAATAGGCGCACGTCACGCGCGGACCACTTCACTTCCGGCTCGGGCTCCGGCTCGAACGGGACGCCGTTCCGAAGGAAGGTCACAGGTCCGCCCCCGACGCCGGATATCTCGATGCGGCCGTTCTGGAATGCGCGCAGGCCTCGGAAGTGGCGCTCCAGCTCGGCCTCGGCAGTACGCGTCATCACGTTGGATCGGTCAGACATTCCTCGCCTCCTAAAACTCGCCACGGGGCGCCAGAGCCACGGAGATCACTGGATCGCCTCCGCCGCGGCCTTCTGGCGCCGCTTCGCTTCAGCAGCTCGCCGGTTCGGGGTCCACGTTCCCCGGGCACTCGCACGCGGGGCGTCGTTCCTCATCCACGCCTTGAGTTCGTCGACGATCCACAGCCGGATCCCCGAGGGCACGATGGGCCTCGGAAAGTTCGGGTCGCGCTCAAACTCTCGGATGGACGAAGAGCCCTTGCGCGAAAAGAACCGCACCACGTCCTTCGCGGGAATAGCCCACCGCTCTTCGGTGAAGTCGTGCCACTCCCCGGTGCGCGTGGAATATGCGGACGTGATGGGCATGGCTTCAGGAAATCTCCCGAGCAGCGCGGTAGCCGAGAGGTGGATCCGCCTTCAGCCTGACGGCCTGACTCCGTGCCCACCCGCTCGCGGTGTTGAGAGCGGCGGCGCGGTCATCACGCGACCCGGGCCGGGGTGTGAAGGACGGCCCGATGTCGCGCAGCGTGACGTCCGAGTCGGGCAGACGATGCTCCAGGACCACCACGAAACGACAGACCTCGAAGTTCCACCCGGGGAATGCCTCGGTGGGACGCCGGGCCGGGAAGATCTCGCGCGGCGTGCGCACAAGCACCAGGCTCTCTTCGCGAGGGCCGAAGTCGGGATCGAAGCCGGGCTTGATCCCGTAGATCCACTCTTCGACCTCGATCGAGAGCTGCTCCGAACGCGAGGTGCGCGTGATGGCGAAGGGCCGAAGGTCCGCGACCTTGAACTCGCACGCCTCGGCGACGAGATCCACGACGACGTCGCTTGGTGGGAGAGATGGTGTGGTGGGCCGGCCCACGTCATGGGCCGGCCGGGTTGCCACGCTTGCAGTGGGTCGCCCCACCACACCATCTCTCGCGCGGTCGCCGGCGGAACCCGGGGGGGCCGGTTCGCCTTTGCTCTCTTGATCCTCCGCCGCGCGCGGAGCTTCGGACGCAGGGTTGCCTACGCCGTCCGTCTTCGTGTGCGAGGCCGACGAGGCCGACGCCGCCTCTGCCCCGCTCTTTTGGTTATTTGTGGGAGCCTTGGGCTCCTGGGTAGCCACGCCACCGCAATCGACGCAGACGGCGCCGGTCGGAAGAAGCTGTCCGAAGACCACCGGATCTCCGCACACCTGGCAGACGTGCGGCTTCACGCGGCCACCTCGACGAAGTCCTCGAGCGTCGGTGTGATTCCCTTCGCCGCGAGCCAGGTGACGATCCGCTTGAGGTCGCCGAGATCCGGAACCGTGGTCCCACGGAGCCAGCTTTGAGCGGTCGGCCAAGCCACGCCGGCGGCCTTGGCGAGGTCCACCACGCGAAGGCGGTGGCGATCCCACAGCCGCGCGATCGGTGTGTGTTGCTGACTCATGGGCGGGGATCCTATGGGCATTTCTTCCATGTGTCAAGCGGAATTTATACGGCGGGCCTCGTATGCTGCCGAACGCATTGAGCGAGACACCCAACATCACGCCCACAGAGGCTCTATTTGCGGCCGTTCGGGCTATACCCGAGGGTCAGGTGACGGCCACCGCCAGGCGTGCCGGAATTAAGGACACGCAGCTTTCGCGGCTTCGCCAGGGGAAGAAGCTGAACATTCAGATCGAGACCCTTGCGAAGCTCGCTCGCGCCATGGGCAAGAGCGCGGACGAACTAATCGGCCTCTCGAAGCCCGACCCGCGCGTAGTTAAAGAAGCGGCTCACGAAATACGTCGACCAGGCGGAGCTGCTGCTGCTCACCGGAGTCCGCCTCGAGTCAGGCACGGAGGCGCGAAAGAGCGACTTCTACAGGCTCGCGCATCCAGATGTTGCCGAGTGGCGAATCCGGCCGAAGTACTTGAAGCTGCGCGAGCGCGATCGCGCGGACGCGAAGCCTCACATCGTCCCGCTCTCCCGGCAGGCGATCGCGATAATCAATCGCCGCCTAGCAGCGACTGGAGACGCCGAGATCCTGTTCCCACGAACCTACCCTCCGCGAGGAGCGAACAAAGCGACAGCGTGGTGGAGCACAACGTTCATGCGGCGCCTGCGAATGGAAATGGACCAGCGTCTGGCCAGCCCCGCGTCGCGATGGACGATTCACAACCTGAGGCACACGCTGACGACGAACATGGAAGACGTGCTCGGGGTCTCCCCAGCGGTCACAGACGCCATCCTCGGCCACAAACCCCAGGGATCCACCGCTCACGCGGTATATTCCCAGGCGGAGCACATGAAGGCGCGCCGGGTGGCCCTGCAGGACTGGGCCGATTGGATCGATTCCCTCCGGTGGGCGCCGATGAGAAAGGGAGACGCCGGATGACGCTGAGACCTCAGGGGCCACTGTGGGGCCACGTTCGAGCAAGTGTGGCACTTCTTTACTATCTTTCCGCTGGGCCTGCGCTTGGGGCTCCTGGGGCCGTCGATAGGCCATCCAGAACGCCACTGCCGCCGATGAGAGCCGATTCCAGCGGATCCCAATCAGGAAATCGCGTCCCGGTTCGGGACCAGGAGGTCGTAGGTTCGAATCCTACCGCCCCGACCACTATTTACAGGGCTTTCAGCGGATCCCGAAACCGCTCCGAAAGCTCCAGGGGCCACGTTGGGGCCGGATGCGCGGCGACGGTTACGCGGCCGCGACGATCAACCGTTCCTTCGCGCTACTTAAACGGGGCTTCCGCCTCGCCCACCGGGATATTCCGTCGCTCGAGGTGCCCCACATACCGATGCTCTCCGAAGCGTCGAACGTGCGGCAGGGTTTCTTCGAGCCCGATGCGATCGCGCGCGTTCTCACGCATCTGCCCGAGAACATTCGGCCGATTATCCAGGTCATGCACGTCACCGGCTGGCGAGTCGGAGAGGTCCTCTCCCGCAAATGGTCCGATGTCGAGGATGGCTTCCTCCATCTCCGTCCCGGGGAGATGCCCGGTGAGAACAAGAACGGCCGCGGTCGGGTCTTCCCTCTTGCCCCCGACATCCAAAAGATTCTTGCCCGCCTCCCGAAGGCGACGCGGGCACCAAGCTCGCGAATCTTCGGCGAGGTCTCGACCGGTCAACTGCGCTGGGCATGGGACGCCGCGCGTGAGGCCGCAGGGCTTCCGGGAGCGCTGATGCATGATCTTCGTCGGACGGCGGCGAGAGACCTCATCAAAGCCAACGTCGACCGCGACACGGCCAAAAGAATGCTCGGCCACGAGACCGACTCGATCTTCACGCGGTACCGGATCGTCCAGGGCGACGATTTGAAGGAAGCTGCGGCTAAACTCTCGGCCTACCGAAGCGCTCCGAAGAAGCGCCGCAGTGCGGCCTGACTCGGAACGTTACTCGGAACGATCGTTGTTAGACCCCAAGCAAAAGGAAGAAACGAAACCCGCAACTGGCCGTTGAGAACAAACGACGTTTGACCGTTGAGGCCCGGGACGAAACGTACCAAGGGACTTAAAATCCTTCGTCCCGGAAGGGACATCCGGGTTCGATTCCCGGCTCTGGCACCAACTTACGAAGCAACGAGCCTAGACGACTAGGAACGTTCACTCGGACGTCAATGTTCTCGCGGCCTCCAAAAGAGGCCACGATGAACCCACGAAAAGCAGTACTTGCGGCGATCCTCACCCTGTCGGTTGCCGCCACCTCCAACGCCGCTCCGACCCTCTACGAAGCCGCGGCGGCGGCAGGGGCGCGCATCGATCGATGGCCGATGCCCCCGAGGCAGTTCCAGGAATTCCGCTCGTCCTGGCTCACCGACGTGGGCCTCGGCGTGGTTGGCTCGGCCGGCGACATCATCACCACGCACATGATCATGAGTCGCGGTGGCGTCGAACTGAACCCGCTGCAGCGGGGTGGAGATGGGAAGCGCATTGCGTTCCGGGTGGCCGTGCTCGGCCTCCAGACGTGGGGCTCCTACGAGATGAGAAAGGCCCGCCACGATCGCCGAGCCGAGGTGATGCGATGGACGCTCCTCGCGGTCAGAACGGGCCTCGTCCTCCACAACATGAGGCAGCTACAGCGCCACTAGTCGCTCAGATTCGGGAGACCGAGCAGGTCATAGACCTTCGCTCGAATCTCCGGAGTGGACCGCCGCAGGGCGACTTTCAAGCGACGCGCGGCCACTCCATCGAGGTCGTCCTCCGCGAGCTCGGCGGCGCTGGAAAGCAATCTGGCTTCGACATCGGCCGGGGTTTCGATGACGGCGGCCGGGTCCTTCGCGCGGATGTTGTCGTCGGTCGCCTCTCGCGGGTCCAATCCGAGATCGAAAGCGATGAACGCGCGGCGCAGTGCCGCGATCCTCTTCACGCGGTCGTCGATAGTCATGGCCGGTTCCCTCATGGCACCCAAATCCCGGTTCGGAGTGGCTCCACGCGGAGCGCTGTTTCGGAGATGGCGAGCGACACCGGGGTATAGATCCAGTCGATCGGCGTGCGGCCTATGAAGATCGGGGTCCGGTTCGTGTCCGGGATGACGATGATGGTCTGCCCCCCAGAACACCGCTCGAAGATCTCCGTCTCGATTTCCGCCCACTGCGTCGAGAAGGCCGGCGAGAACTTCAGTTCGACCGCGTCCGCAGTGCGATCGGCGCCGCGGATGCTCTGGCGACTCGTCCTGATCTGAGCCAGGGAGCGAGTGACACCGTAGCCCCACGATGGGGTTTCGTTGGTCGACAGGGCGTAGCCCCACACGACCTCGCAGGCGCGAATCTTGTTGACCGGGGTGCCGGTGAACTTGAGTTGGACGTAGCGAGTGGTGATTCCGGCCGCGTGGTAGTAGTACATCACCCCCTGCCGCGGCGGGACCACGGACACCAGGACGTCGGACGCTCCGAAATTGTCGGTTGAACTGCGCCACTCAACCGGGGTGATCGGGTCGACGTTGTGCGAGACCAGCACGGCAGTGTTGACCTCGGACCACCAGCACATTTCATCGACGTAGCCGGTGCCCGACGTGGTGTTCATGTAGGCGCGGCAATAGACGTTCGCGACGTTGCCCTGGCAAGCCGACCAGCTTTCCACGGTGAAGAAGAAGGTCTTGTCCTCCCACGCACCGCTCCCGGCCGTCGTCAGGTAGTCGACCTGAGCGGCTTGCCACGTGCCCGATGGGTGCAGGTAGTTTCCCGTGGTGAGGTTCCGGATCTCGAGCTTGACGGGGCCGGCGCCACCCAGATACAGCGAGACGGAGCCACGCACCTTCTGGCCGGACCGCCACCGCTCCTGGCGCTCGATGCCGGCGTAGGTTCCGCCCGAGCCCGACGTCGCCAGTTTCGCGGACTGCGCCCCGGCTTTCTTGATGCCAGTCTCGAGCGTCACGGTTCCGCCCGTCAGTTCGGTCTTGACATAGCCCGTCGAAAACGGAGTCGCCTCGAAGCCGGAGTAGGGGTTGACGTTGAGGTCGGCGCGCACGTAGGAATTCGCGAGCAGCGAGCCCTGAGACCAGAACTCGTCGATGTATCCGTCGATGATCTTGGGCGAAAGAAAGAGAGGATCGGCCGCGGGAGAGACGGTGATAGTGCCGCGGCCCGCGGCGTTGTAGAGGTCGCCGCAGATGACTAGAAGGCCCATTTCATCATCTCCTCGTCGTTCAACACTCGCTGCTGCAGCCGGTGAATCTCGACCCGGCCGTCGAGGGCGCCGACCATGTTGGTGGCTCCGCCAAGCCGGAACTGTGAATAGGTGCTCTCGACCGGAGGCGCGCTGTTGTTGCTCGCGAGCTTCGCGAGGTTTCCCGGTGTCCCCGCCCATACGTCGAAGTTCGCCTTGTTCGCCGGCGCGGCGCCATATAGATCATCCAACTCCGCACCGTCCGTGCTTGCCCACCGAAACGCAACGTAGAACGGGACGCCGGCGGTGACGGCATATGACCCGAGGGCGTAGGTGACGCTGCCTCCCAGGGCCGACGTCGCGCGCCGGAACACGACCTTTCCGATGGCTCCGTCATAGTAGCCGTGTACGTAGTCGGTCACGCCGTAGACCACGCTGAAGAACGGCATCGCGGAGATGGCGACAACGTCAGACGAGGACCACGCGGGCGTCACCCGCAGATGCAGCGTCCCGCGAGCGGCCGGGAAAGACCTTCGGCCGGAGTCGTTGCAGTGACCGTAGTACACAGGGTGCCTGATTCCGGCCGCGGCGAACGAAGGCACTCTCGACCCTCCCGCCCATGACGCCCCTCCGGAGGAGCCCACTTGCGCGTGGTACACGGATGCCGCGCGGCCGGACGTGCCTCCCGTAGGGAAGCCCAGCACGAAGGTGAGCGTGGTTGCGGACCCGCCCACGTTGATCGTCTTGAGCACCTCCGGCATCTGCTGCAACGAGGTCCTGACCGAGCAGGTGCCCCCCTTGACGGCGCCCGCCGCCCACGTCGCGCCGTTGAAGTAGAAGCCGTCGACGCCTCTCTGTAGGTACCAGTCCAGCCCGACGCCGTTGTAGGACACCGTGTCAACACAGAGCGTCACGATCGTATTGGCCGGGACCGACGCGAGCGTCTGGTAGAGCGAAAGCTGCGCCGCGTGTGGGGTCCCGGCGACGAGCAGAATCGAATAGGGCATCCCGGGCCCGATGGCCGGGTCGAACAGGAGACGCGTTGTGTCGGTCGCGATCGAGGATCCGTTCACCCCGGTGCCGACGGTGCTCCACCCAGTCAGCCCGGCGTCGAATCCGGAATGCAGGAGGTAGTTCGTCGTGTAGCCCTCGATGGCAAGCCCATCACGTTCGACGTGCATCAAATGGCTCCGGACCTCGATCACCCGTTTCGTCTGTTCGCACCAGGCGTAGGACGGGAACGGGCGGAAGAAGCCGGCTCCATTGAAGCCTCCGCCGCCATTGTGCGGAAGGATGGAGGCCGCGCCGTCTCCATAGGGGTTCGGAAGCGACGAGGCAAGCGCCTCCACCATTCCGAGACGTTGGGTCGAATGCGCGTCTTCGACCGTCGCGATGATGCGTTTGTCACCGGTGATCCTGATGTTCGCAAGGCGGCCGATGCGGCGGCCCGTCTTGGATCCTCGTCCCCACCCGTCCAGGGCCGAGGAGATGTTCACGAGCGCGCCCGGGCTCTGGTCCAGGAGCGAAAGCTTCGCGGGCAGGGTCAGCATGCCGGCGTAGGAGTCGCGTTCGATGATCTCCGTCAGGGCAAGCTCACGTGCGGCCCGGTACGTCGCGCCGATCATCACTCCCGCGTTTGCCATACCTACCCCGCGATCCCATAGTCTTCGCGCAGCTGGTGGCCGATCTCAAAGGCGGCGCCGCCACCCACGAACCCGGCCGTCGCGCCCTGGACCGAGATGTCGCCCGCGCTGAACATGAGAACCTCGGCGATGTCGCCCGCGAATGGCGTCCCGCCCACCGCGTTTCCTCCGACGCTGATCACGCCAGCGAGACTCCCGATGTTCCCGGCGGCCACAAAGGCGGAGAGTGCGAACTGGTCCGTGAGGGTGAGCGTGATACTCCCGCCGAAGTGGGCGACCTTGGCCACGTACCACGTGTCGAGCGAGATCGGGATCTCGGCGACGCGTTGCGCGGTGTCGTAAAGGGCGATCTGCAGGTAGTAGACCCCCGCGGAGACCCTGACGTAGAGGCCGAAGTAGCCGGTCGAATCCGCGACGATCGGATGATTCAGGAAGACAGAAGCGGGTGCGTTGTTCGCGGACGCCGACCGGACCCGGAAGACCACGAACAGGGTGAACTCCGACGTGCTCATCAGGTTCGAGAGCGCGGTCCCCGTCATGACGTCGTTGACCCCGTCGAATTCGACGTAGGCTCGGCCGTTCACGGCGCCGACGCGGAGGGTGGGCATGTTCGCCCCGGTGGCCTGGGTGACCGGATACGCCGTTCGAAGGGCGTTCGCGGAGTCCGTCCACGACCCGATCGGGCCTCCGTCCAGAGTCACCGCGGCGCCCGTGAAACCGATGTTGAACGCCACCAGCGCCATCTTCTGGCTCGCTGGCGTGAGCATCGTCCGATCCATGAACCGCCGGCCGCACGCCCAAATGGTGTCGAACTGCTCGGTCCTCTTCGCGCCCCAGGTTCGAATCCCTGGCTTGTAGACCGTCGCCATTCCCCGCGTGGCGTTCTGCGCGGCCGTTCGCCAGTACGAGCGGCGCATGATTTCGACGTCTTCCGATTGCTCGAACCGTCGCGTGATCCCTTCGGCGAGGTTGAAATCAGGGGACTCATCGGCAGGGATCAGAGCCGGCGCGTTGAAGTAGATCCCGGCCGCGAAGCGATCCCGCGACTCGATGCAGAGCTTGCCATGCTGGTTCCAATACAAACGCTTTCCGTTGGCCCGCGCGAATTCCGTGACGATGTCGACCAGCTTCCGGCTCGACACGGCCTCGTCAATGTAGAGCGAGGCCTCATAGGCGTGCGTCGCATCGAAGCTTTTCGACGCATCCCATGATGTCGGGTCGAGCGGCGTCAGCGCCCGCGAGAACCACGACGCTTCTCCACGCCACGCGAAGAAGCCGAAATTGACCAGGATGTGCTCCAAGATCTCGGTCGGTCGCATCAGAGGCGGATGAGCCGCGTCGTACGCCCCAGCCAGCGGATTCGCCATCGCGGACGTGATCCCCCACCCATCGCAGGTGATCACCGACGTTCCCTGGCTCGCCGTGAACTTGATGACGGTCATCACGAACCCGCTGGGCGCAAAGAAGGTCTCGCGCACCCAATTCGCAGTCGACACGACCACGCCGTCTTTGAGCACGCGCTCGATGTGAAACATCACGCCGCCGCTTGCCTCGTAGCGGAAGATCGAGCCCGGGTACTCGCCCAGATACCGACACGGGATCGCGCCCGTGGTCCCCTCCGTGGTCCCCGCCAGCGCGCGCGAATCGTGCGGGCCGTACACCATCGGGATCGCGCCTCCAAGAACCGGGGCGGTGGCCACCTGGTCTTCCCCGACTGTTTGGGGAGGGTCGGTCTTCACGTAGTCGACCGCGTTTGGGGCGTCGGACTGGTTGAGGATGGGGACGCTCGGAAGGCGCTGGAGGCCTGAGTCGTCCGTCCTGGCCCGCAGCCTGTACCGGCACGACGCGAGCTGCTCCCAGCCGTCCAGGACGCCCGTGAAGCAGACAATCCAGTCGTTTACGGCGTCGGTAGGGGAAGCCCCCGCGGCAAGCTCTTGAGAGGCAAGCTCGACCGTCACGGGGGCGCCGCGGAGGGTGAAGCTGTACCGACCGTCGAGGAGATCCCGGAACGAGTTGTCTCCGTCCTCGATTTCGATGGTGACGGTGCGGGTCTCAATTCCCCCGCGCCAGTCTCCATACCCGATATCGATGTCCGAGACGGAGACGATTCTGGCCTCGAACTGCCCGCGCGTTGCGGACCCGAGTGCTTTCCCCGCTTCCGTGAGCCGGCGTGCGGTCGGAGAAAACCCGAGCGTGACCGCCCACAGGAGCGACAGGGTTTGCCGGTCTACGTAGGCCAGCGTATTCGCGTGCAGGCTCATCAGACGTAGGCCCTGGCGACGTCACGCATGCCCTTGGTGTTGTCCTTCAGACCCTTCACCACGGCCACGGCAACGCGTTCTCCGAACGCCTCGGCATTCGTCACGCCCTCGGGAACGTAGACCACGATCTGCCCGACCTGGACGCCGGCGCCTCCGCCGGCGCTCTCGGCAACGGCCTGGCCGATGCCTCGGATGAGCGCGCTCACCGGGGCGATGACTTCAGGATTCGACGGCGTGCCGTGGGTGCGATAGAGCTGCGGCCCCATTGAGATGCCACCCATCGCCGCGGAGGGCGTGCCTCCGTCCCCACCACTATCGCCGCCGCTGTCGCCGCCGCCTGAGTCTCCGGAATGGCTGTAGTTCGTGTGGACATTGGTGTTCACGCTGGTCGGGATCGCGTTGAGCTTGTCGATGTAGGCCTGGACCGCGGCCGGGAGGGCGCCGCCCATCACCTTCACGAGGGCGGCCATGATCTCCAGTTGGATCTTCTGGATTGCGACCAGCTCCTCCATCGGGTCCTTCATGTTCTCGAAGAGCCCGGACGCCTCCGCCTGGTCGATGTACTTCTGCGTGGTCTCGTCGACCGTGAGACCGAGGTCCTTCTGGGCCTTGTAGATCGCGTAGAGAGACTTCGCGTTGACGGCGAGGGCCTGGTCAAGCGTGAAGCCCTGAGCGAGCATGTCCTCGATCAGCGATCGGTTCTCGCCGATGATCTCGTTGAACATCTGCTGCGTGAGCATCCCGCTGGTGCGGTAGGCGTTGATCACGTCGCCGATCGACTCGGCCGCGGTCACGAGGTCGGCGTTGTCAAGGACGAGCTGGCGGAACGCGGCGAGCTCGGCGAACTTCGCTCCGAAGCCATCGGCGCCCTTCTTCAGGGCAGCGTCGAACGCGGGCCCCATGGCGTTCATCGCTTCCACGAAACCCATTCCAGAGTTGCGCAGCATCTGGAACACGCCGAAGCCGATGGTCCCCATCCGCTCCATCCGCTCGGCGCTGAGATCCGTCTTCGAGGCGAGATACCCCATCAGGTTGTTCACGCCGGCGACGCCCGAATTCAGCGTCTCGGCCTTGAACTTCTCCAGGCGCTGCGCGAGTTGGTCCAGACTCGCGATCGCGTTCTGGACTGCCTCGTCCTGCTTGGCCTTCTTCTGCGACTTCCCGCCGAACAATCCGAGGAGCCCGCCGGCAGCTCCGCCGATCAGGGCGCCAATGGGACCACCCATGGAGAGCCCGATCATGGCGCCCGACGCCGCTCCTCCGAGGGCCGAACCGCCTTTGTAGGCGGCAGCCGCGGCCTTTGCAAGGTCTCCGATCGTGTAGTAGCCCCGGGCGGTGGCGTCGGCAATGATCTTGGAGGTCGCCTCGACTGAGCGGCCGAGCTTGACGAGCGCGCTATCGGACGAGAACCCGAGGACCTCGAGGAGGTCGGTGACGGCTCCGACGTTGTCTCCGAGATCGCTCCACGTCTTTGCGATCTCATCCCGCTCGCGGCGCTGTTCCTCCTCGACGGCCCTCCCGAACTCCTGCCAGTCCTTTTCGACCTGATCGTGGGCATCGGCCGACATCCGGGCCTCTTCTTCATAGGCCTTCTTCTCTTCCGCGAGGATCCTCTCCGTTTCACGAAGGGCGATTTCGGTGCGCTCCTTGTATTGCCGCTGCCATTCCCTGGTCTTATCCGCCTCGTCGCTGGCAAGCTCGGCGTTCGCTTTGAGCCACGCTGTCTCCAGCGCCTTCGCGGCTTCTTCGGCGTTCCCGGCGAGCACCTTCAACCCGGCGCCGTGCTTCTCGTCAGCGTCGGCCGCCTCATGGCTCTTGCCAATACCAGCCTCTACGGCCTTCGCCAGCTTGTCGACCTCGCCCCGAACGATCGAGAGGGCGTTCGTCCGCTTCGTGTTGGCTTCGATGATCGCGTCCGCAGCCTTCGCCTGTGCGTCCTTTTCGGACTGAAGGAACATGATGTTCTCCTTCAGCGTGTCCCGAAGGAGAGCGCCTCCCGGCACGACGTAGGAATATGCGAGGGCCAGCTTCGTCACAGCTAAAGCGAGGTCGATCACCACGGTGTACAAAGCGCGGCCGAGCAATCGGGCGCCGTCCCAGTAGTCCATCACCTTCTGAACGACGTCGACGAGCGTGACCAGTCCCTGCGCGACATACACCACGCCGTCGTCGATGAAACTCCTCCACGTCGTGGTATTGGTCTGGGTCGACTTCGAGAGCCGCCCCATCAGGTCGAGGATGCCGGTGAACAGGATCTGTAGGGGCTCGGATTGGGCGATGACGCCGGCGATGTTGCGCGTGAAGGCCTCCCACACGCTCCCCATGAGGCCGACCGTGTCGAAGAGATCGTCGAGGGGCTTCACGGCCTTCTCGTCCATGGCGAGGCCGAACTTGTCGACGTTTTCCCGTGCGGTCTCGAGGGCGCCATTGAAGAGCGGCATCACCTCCTGCGCGCCCTTGCCAAAGAACTCCTGAGCCACGGCGACGCGGCGCATTGGGTCCTCGATGCTCGCGATCTTCTTCCCGATCTCTTCGAACTGTCGCTCGGGGGAGAGCGTCTTGATCTCCTCGTACGACATCCCGATGCGCTTCAGCTTTTCGGGGTGCTCGTCCAGGACCTTCGCCATCTTCCCGATGGCTTTTGTTTGCTCCTCGAATGAAACCCCAACGTCCTTCCCTGCCTCGATGAGGATCTGCTGCGCCCGAGCGTCGAGGCTGAGTGCACTCTCCACCTTCAGCAGGCTGCCGGCGAAGTCGCCAGCTGAACTCACCCAGCCCGACACCATGCCGAAACCGGACTTGAGGGCGCCGAAGAAGGTGTCGAAGGCCTTCATTCCCACGCCCTGGCCGAGGCCTTGGAAGATGGAGGAGATCGCGCCCTTGAACGAGAACACGTCCTGGCCCGTGTTCTTCAGTTGCTGACTGAAGCCACGCAGCTTCGCCGTGCCGGTGGCGGCATCGACGTCGAGGCTGATCGTGACAACGGCCATGGTTCTTTAGTTCGCCTTCTTCTTGGCTTCTTCCGCCGCGGCGGCGCGGGCTCGCTTGAGGCGATCGATGATTCGCTCGTCGGTGACCGCGCGCATGATCATGCTCATCCGGTGACGGCGCTCGTGGGGCGGCCGGGTCTCGAAGGTGACGTCAAAGCATGCGCGCCACAGATGGCCGAGATCCGTATGAGTGGCCATGGTGGCGAGCTGGAGGAGGGTCGAATCGTCGGGCGTTGCGGGCTCGCGGTATGGGCAGGGGAAGCCGGTCTCCTGTTCCTCGACCATCATCCGCTCGGGGCTCACGCAGGGCGCTTCATCGCCGCCGTGGACCTGGCAAGCCTGGCAACGCTCCTCGAGGGAGGAGTACTCGATGCCCGACTCGGCCCTCGGCGGCGACGGAAACGCGAGCATGAAGTCAGCTCGCTCAACGAAAGCTCGCTGTCTCCTCGTCTTCCTCCGCCTCCTCAAGTCCAGACAGCTCGTCGCTCTTCGCGCAGATGAAGTCGACGAGCTGGGGGCGGGCCTTGAACATCCGCTGCTTAAGGCCGGCGGACCACTCGCGCGGGAGAAGGGCCGCTCCGTCGGCATCGAATTCGACGCCGGTCGCCTGCGCATACTCGGCGCGCTTGTCGGCCGGTACCGTAATGGCGAGGTCCTCGGATCCGATGAGAACGAGTGAGGCCTTCTCGATCGCCAGCTCTTCGAGCCGTCGCTCCAGCTGCCCGACCGTTTCGTTCCGCAGCTGATTCCGCAAAGACTTGACCTTGCGGGTTTCGCGCATGTGGCGCAGCCGAAGGTCACGGTTCTCGTCGGGAGTCAGGGGTCGAATGAACAGCCTGACCGGATCGCTGCCGGCGAAACGACACAAGACCGACTGCGGCCGCGCTTCGGTCTCATGGCTGATGGTGATTGCCCGCTTGGGCTTGGGCGCGGTGTTCTGAGTTTCCATGTTCCTTTTCTTTCGTTCGAAGGGAGATCCGTCGCCGGGCCCGAGGGCCTTACGCGAGGCAGTCGACGGCGTCTTTGTCGATGATTTCCCAAGTGAGAGCGTCGAGATAGCCGGCGGTGAAGCCGGTCGGGATGGTGTCCACGTGGTGGAGCACGGCGGTCGCGTCCCACTTGGGCTCACCCTTGTCGGCAACGCCGGGGGCGCCGTCCTCAAACACGAGGCGCGGCATCCACAAGACGTGCTGATACTTCTGGGTCGTGGACCCCGCGTTGTTCGGCGAGGTGAAGGTGAGCTTCGCCTTCTTCTGCGACTTCGCGAGCTGATCGAGCAGGATCTGCTTGCCCCGGTTCCCGGCGCCGTATTCCGAGAACTTGAGGTTCAGCCTGATTTCGGTGTGGTCTTCCTGCTGGGGCTCAGCAGTGCGGTCCCCGAACTCCGTGTTGTGCTTCTCCGCGCGGAACTTGCCATCGATGTCGAGCGAGAAGGCCTCGATGACGAGGGCGTCGTTCAGGGTGCCGAGGGTCGGGAGCGTGAACCCGGCGCCGTTCTGAGCGTTCATCAGCAGCTGCGCCTGGCTGAACAGGACCTCCTCGACGCCATCCGTGGGGAGGGTGATGGTGTCGATCGTGGTCGTGTTGTTCGTGCCCGTCGAGGTGTTCTGGTTGAGACCGTGGGCGACGTACTTGATGGCGAGCGAAAGGGCCTTGCCCTGCTCGCCCGTGAGGGTGAGCCCGACGATCTTGATCGTGGTGTACTCCAGGACTTCGGTGTCCTTGTCGATCTCGTAGGCGAGCGTCCAGAAGAGGCCGGAGAGATCCCGCTTCATCTTCAGGGTCGTTTGCTTGCCCGTGGTGTCGATCGTCGTGGGCGCGCCGCCGGACTGGCCCATGATGGCGGCGATGAACCGCTTGATGTTCATGCCTCCATAGCGCAGCGGCATCTGGAGCCCGGCGCCGAGCGAGTAGTTGCCGGCATAGCCGGGGAGCTGCGTGCGCTGGCCGTGGCCCATCGAGATGTCGCGGATGTAGTCGCGCTTCGCGTTGGGGTCGATCGACTCGAACAGGAACCCGTCCAGCGCGCCGCACGCAACGGGAGTGCTCCACTGGGTGGCCTTCTTCAGGCCGGCAGTGACCAGAAATCCTTTTTCCATGGTGGCGGGTTACTCCTTGGGTTCTTCGGCGGTGAGGGGCTTGAGGAGGCCAGCGGCCTCCAGGGTGGCGCGTTCCTTGGCCGAGACGCGGCCGAGGCCATGTGAGACGAGCGAGGCGGCCTCGGCATGGGTGTACTTGTGGGAACCCCGCTTGATGAGCACGCCCGCGGCCGGCGAGAGGCCTTCGGTGTCGCACGTGACGGTCATCAGCGGCGTCGTGTCGACGTAGCCGACGCAGCCCGGCTGCGCGGGCGCCTTGGCGGGCGCGGGAGCTGCGGGCGCGGGAGCGACGGCGGCCGCCGCGGCGGGGGTTTCGGGGGTTTCGGTCTTAGCCATTGCTGCGGCCTCCTGGATTGCGGGTTTCGTATTTGCGTTGCGCCGAGGCGACGAACGCGAGGTGTTGCTCCATCGGATCGGGCGCGGCGACATTGAGGATCTCCGCTTCCGTGGGCGGAACGAGGGTCAGCTCGTCGAAGGAGTGCTGCAGGGCCTCGACCTTTTCGGTGAGGTTCTTGACCGCTTGGAGGATCTCGCGCTCGGCGGGGGTCATACGAACCTCGTCTCCCGGCTGGTCACGACAATGAAGGCCGATACGGCCGTCCAAGGCACGGTGTTGTCGAGCCGGATGTCGCGCGAGAACTCCGTGGCCTCCGTGTTTCGGACGAGTCCGCCCAGCTGCACATCCTTCGTGAGTGCGCGATGGATGTCCTCAATGATGAGGTTGCGGATGGTCTTGCGCGCCGGCGCCGACCCGTATGGCACGGGCTCACGCCACGCGGCAAAGATCGAGAGGTAGTCGGTGTATTCGAACGTCTTCCCCCCCTTCTCCTGGGGCTTGTGATCGCCCTCGAGGATCCAGTAGACGAGCTGCTTCTTGCTCGGCAGCTTGTCGACGTTGAAGTCTTCGACGAACTTCACTTCTGTCGCATCGGGCGTGATCGAGTAATTCACGCCGTCTTCGACAACCGCGAGGAGCGCGGCCTTGATGGCTTCGCCGATGCGCTCGGACAGCGGAAGCGGGTTGATGATGTTCATCAGCCGAGCTCCGTGGTTGCGCTCTTCTGGACCGCGGCGTCAATCTTCACCTTCGCGCGCGGCTCGCTGATCCGGAGGTATTCCTGCTTGACCAGGCGAGAGCCGGGGTGCCAGACCGCATGGCGGACCGCGCCACTCGGAAGCTTCACACCATGACCGGCGCCCACGGCCACGAGCAGGCTCCCGAAGAGTCGGCCACCGATGGCCTGTCGGGGGATCCAATGACCCTTGGTCTTCGTGGCTCCGCCGTAGGTCTTGCCTTCCTGCAGGACGCCCGCGTAGGCCACCGGCTTCGTCTTCGACTTCGAACCGGCGGCGAGGGAGATGGTGAAATAGCCCTTCCGACGCGTGCGCGTAGCACTCGGCGTGGTGACGCGCACGGTGGAGGCGAGCGTGCCGCTTCGGCTATGGATGCGAGCGATCGACTCGGCGCGGTCAAGCTCCATCGCGGCCTGAGCGCCCTCGACGAGCGCGTAGTCGAGGCCCTGGTCGTACCACTTGTCGTAGCGCTTGGCCAGCTGTTCCATCGTGAGAGCCATGGCCTAGCAGTTGTCCATCATTCCCATGCGAGCGAACGAGCCCACACGGTCGGCGTCGCTCGCGAGCGCCACGTTCTCGGCCACCGACATCCCGCCGGCGATCGGCGCGGCGCCGGACTTCGCTTTCGTGCGGTAGTGGGTGATGAGGTTCGCAAGTTCCTGCGCGCGCGACGTCGGCTGAACCCGGTCGGGGCCCGGGGAACCTTCAGCCTTGCGCAGGAACTTCGCCCGAAGAGCCGACCCACAAGCCACGATCGCCGAATAGACGGCGGCGCCGGTCGGGCTTGAGGTCCCCGTCTCGAGGAGGATGAGAGCCGCATAGGCCTCGTCCTCGAGACGGAGATCCTCCGGAGCGGCGTCATTGTCGTCGCCGAGGGCGAGGCGAATGACGCCGATCGTGGTGGTCGGGTCCGTGGTGAACGTCATGAGCCCTGACTACTTCCCCTTCTTCGAGGAACGCTTCGCCGAGGAGCGCTTCGCGGAGCGCGCAGCGCGAGGCTGCGGCGTGGCGGGCGGCGCAACCGTCGCCGCTTCCTCCTCGATCGGGCCGTCGCTGGCCGCCAGCTGGTCGAGCGTGGCCTTGGAGGCGAGGTCTCCCTCGTCCGCGGCCTTCGTCAGCTGGACGACGTACTGATCGAGTTCGGCTTGCGCCTCCGCGTCTCCAGCGACCGCCGCCTTCTTCAAGGCGACCAGGTGATCGATGAGAACGGCGCGCTCGATCAGTGCAGCTTCGTTCCTGGCTGCATCCTCATCCTCGGCCGAGAGGTTGCCCGCGGCGATGATCCCATCGAGTTCCTGAAGCCGCGCGACGCGCTCCTCGTGACTCTTCGGGATCTGGGGACCTTCGTCCGCCTTCTTGGACTTCTCGAAGGCCTCCGCCTCCTCCAGCGTGACGCGCCGAAGGTGCCCGGTCTGCTCGAGCAGTGCCGTGTTCGCCCATCCGGAGGCGTCCACGTACGTAGGCTGCTCGGGAGTTCCGGCATAAATGTCGCCGCCTTCGACACCCTGGAGGATGCGAAGGACGACGTGCGTGATCCTCCCGCCCGCGGGCGCTTTCGCACCCGCGGCGGGAGCCGTTCGGTTTCGCTTGGCCACGGTTTGGTTAGACCGCCGCAGTCAGGAGAACGCCCAGGTCGGTACCGGTCGCCTTGGAGTCGAGCGCGAGGTAGCCCTGGACGGGGTCGTTCTTGTTGCCGGGGACGCGAGGGAGTTCCTCGATCGCGACGCCGGCAGGCGAACCGGGGACCATGTTGGTCCAGCCGAAGTTGTACATGGCCGACGGCTCCATCATCGTGGAGGCCGAGCGGTTCATGTGGCCGATCCAGATGGAACCGGCCGGGGCGATGAAGCCCATGGTGCCCGTCTCCGCCGCGTTCGGATCACCCGGCAGAGCCGAGTTGTAGCCGGCCGCGGCGCGGTAGACGTTCTCGACCTCGAGCGCGCGAGCCAGCATTTCCGGGGTGACGGAATCCGCACTCGTGTACTGGAACTGCGCACGGATCTGCGGATGCTCGACGACGGCGGTCCACGCGGCGGGCTCGAACACGACGGTGTTCGGGCGGAAGAACGTGACGGCCTCGAGCGCGTCGAGGTAGCCCTTGAGCGTGGTCTTCGGCGTACCGTTCACGGCGTCCGAGAACTTCCGGAACTGGTTGGCGGCGGGAACACCCGCGACGCCGGTCTGATCGACGAGGCCCGTCCAGAGACCGGTCTGGAACAGCTTGCCGAGGACCACTCGTTCGCGGCGGATCAGGAGCTTGCCGACGATGGAACGCATCGCCAGCATGCGGAGATCGAGCTGCCAGCCGGGCTTGCCCTGCGACAGCGCCGCGTCGCGCATCTCGCGCGTGATGTTGAACCCGAGGGCGTACACCTTCGCGTTGTACAGGTCGGTCGAGAGACGGAGCTGGAACGGCACGGGATCCTTCCCGTCCTCCCACTCCTTGGCCTCGTCGCGGTTCATGTCGAACTTCGAGAAGGTGTAGTAGTTCGCCGACCGGACCGCGGTCGGGATGGTCGGAACGGCTCGCAGCGCGATGAAGCGCTGCTCAGCCTGGATATAGGCCGTGGCCATGTCGCTGAGGAACTGCGAGAAGTAGATGGCTTCCGGATTCGGGTTCATTGGTTTGGGTTCCTTCTAGGGGTGAATGGGGCGCGAGTTGATGGCTCGGTTGTCGCGCCTCAGACGGCGCGATGAGGGACGGCGATGAGTTCCACGTCCGCGAGCTGACCGGCAGCAGCGTCCTGCTCGGCGACCGCGTTGATGTACTTGGTGATGTCCGTGCCCTCGACGTAGGTCACGAGACGGCCGTCCGCGGCGGAGCCCAGGCGCTGGCCGCGGGTGACACCGCCGGCGCCGATCACGGCCTTGGTCGAACCCGTGCGAGTGATGGTGCACTTCTCGCCGGTGTTGGGAGCGTTCTCGAGGATGCCGTACGGGACATCCGTGACGGCCGCGACCAGAATGGCGGTCCCGGCAGAGATCTTGACGGCGTAGCCCTTCTTGGTCCTGAGGTCCGCGCCGGCGAGGATTGGATTCGGCATTGGTTCTTCCCTTTCTGAGGAGGTTTGTTGCTGGGTGCTTGCGGTGGGTGTGGGCCGGTTAGCTGCCGGACGGGCGGGTCTGAGCGGCGAGGCCGGGGTTCTGAAGTGCGGCCATGCCGAGCGCCGTGTACATGTCGGACGCCTTCTTGTCGGCGACCAGCTGCTTCGCGATCGCCTGGAGCTGGGCATAGGCACCGGTCGCCCCCTCCGTGGCCGCGGCGATGTCCGCAGTCCCGTGCTCCACGAACAGCGAGGGATCCTGGTTCTTCTTCGCCTTGAACGCCGTCTCAAGCGCGCTGAAGACTTCCGCGCCCATGGTCGCCTCGACTCGATCGAGGACCGACGCGAGCGCGGCGGGAAGGCCGAGATCGGTGACGACCCTGGCGAAGCGCTTGGTGCGGTTCTCCCGCTCCAGCGTGCTCGCGCGACCCTCGGCAGCCACTCGCGCGGCGGTCTCGGCTTCGAGACGAGTGCGCAGTTCGACCAGTTCCGGGGACTCCGCCGTGGGGCTCGGCGGCGCGGGCGCAGCGGCCGCAGGCGGGGGCGTGGTGGCCGCGCTCGGGTCTCCGGCGGGAGGGGTGGCCTCGGCAGCCGGCGTCGCGGCAGCGGCAGCAGGCGCCGGAGCCGGCGCAGCAGCCGCCGGGGCGGCGAGGGCGGGGGCGGAAGCGGCAGGGCCGCCGACGGCGATCGTATTGGTCATGGGGCTTTTTTCCTTTGAAATGGCGGTGATCGCTTCGTCGAGCGAGAGCACGCCGTCAATCAGTCCGTAACTCTTGGCTTCCTCCGCGCCCCAAATGTCGCCAGTGGCGAGGGCGCGAACCTGGTCGATGCCGAGGCCGCGGAGATCCGCGAGCGACTGAACGAAGATATCCGTCATGTCCTTCACGGTCTTCGTCCATGCGGCAATCTGCGCGGGCACGATCTTTGAGCCGGGGACTCCGGCGCCCTTGATCGGCGGCGCGCTCGAGATGACGTGAACCTCGATGCCTGCGTCGGCGTACATGCGGGACTGGTCCATCACAACCAGGTAAGTCCCGATCGAGCCGATGATCGCGCCGGCGTTCGCGAACACCTGGGAACCGCCGGCGATGGCCCACAGGCCAGCTGACGCGGCGAGGTCCTCGGCATAGGTCCACGTGGTCTTTAGGCCCGACGCTTTGCGGATGGTGTTGGCGAGCTCGGCGGTGCCCGCCTGCATACCGCCCGGGGTATCGGCCACCACGAAGATCGACGAGACCTGGGGATCCTCGAGCGCGAAGTCAATCGAGGTGCGCGCGCGCTGTGTCGACGTGCCGCCGAAATAGCGCTGGAACCAGGTGGCCCGCTTTGTTAGAGGCCCCGTGACATCGACCAGCGCAACGCCCGTGTCCGTGCGCCGATACAGAGGCGCGTCATACGGGTCTTCCGGATCCATGACCGGGATCGCGCCCGCCTCGATCGCGGCAAGCTTCGTGCGCAGGGTGTGTGGAGGAAACTCCAGCGCCTGGCGAAGCTGATTCACGAAGGCCGAGAGATACGACTGTTCGCAGGCCCAGGGGCCCACGAAGTCGGCGATGGCGTTTTGTGGAATCTGAAGTTTCATCGGGAGAAAGCAGAAAGCCCCGCCGCCTTGTTAGGCATGCGGGGCTCACTGAAGGTCTCCCGATACGGGGCCCGGTTGTCGTCGGAACGGAGTCTCTTACTTTTTTGCGGCGTCTGTCAAGCGTCTTCTTGTGCGTCGCCCGGATCCGCATCTTCAGCGGGGTTCTCGGGGTCCGCCGGCGCAGCGTCTGCGGCATCTTCGGGATCCGCCTTACTTCGCTTCGGCAGGCCGCCCTGCTCGCGCAGGAAGTCGTCGAGGGCCTTGTCGTCGGTCCACTTGAACCCGGCCGCCACGATCTTCGAGATGTAGTCGCCCAAAGGCCCGAGGTCAAGCGCCTTTCTCGTTTTCGCGCAAAGCCTGGGAGTCAGCTCCAGCGGCCATCCATTCATTCGCATCACGCGCAGCGCATCCTGCTGGTACGTGCCGAGGATGTTCGCCGAGTGGCCTTCGATCGCGATCTCGAGGAGGTTCTTTTTGTTGTCGCTGAGCGCGTAACTCCCCGTCGACTCGTGACCCATCATGATCAGGTCGGCGAGCAGCACCATGGCCATGCGACGCTCATAGCGCTCGATGATGGCGCCCGTGTCGAACTGGCGCTTTCCGCCACTGTTGAGGAGCCGGATGTCCGAGATCCGGTGATTCGCCTGATCGTAGGCCGCCGGCATCACGAGGCCCTCGTTCTCGCCGCGGCCGACCGTGGTTATGACCTTGCGCATGTCCGCGAGGAGGCTTCGCTGCCACTCGGGAGCTTCGGGGTTGAACCACTCAGGGGGCGCGTCCAGGATCGCGAGGCCCGAGAGGTCGCGCGAGATCCCGATCGCCTCCGCCTCGCTGATCCGCTTGAAGAAGTGCCACGAAAACCATGCGTTCCTCAAGAGGGATCGGCCTTCGGGGTTGTTCTTGGCGCGCGAGGTTCGAAAATGGAGGAAGTGCTTGGCCTTGATCGTCCGGGGAACGCCGAGTCGGTCGATCTGCGTCCAGGAAAGGATCTTCGATCCGTTCTCAGAGATGTCCCAGGCTTTGTATGGCGAGCTGGATTCCTGCGCGCGTTCCGCGAACGCTGCCCAAAAGACCAGGCCGTCGTCGAAGCGGCTCGACTTGGACGCGTCGATATCGCCATCCTTGTCGTACTTCAGCCCCTGACAGTACTTGAACCATCGCTCTTTGAGATCCCAACCAGCCCAGAACATCGATTGGTTACTCTCAATGGTGTCTGCGAACGGCACCGCGAGGTCTTCGAGGGCGCCGGTGAAGCGCTCCGCGATCTCCTCGGCCTGCGGATTCGAGCAATCAGCCGGCTCCCACTCATAGTAGAACTGGCGGAAGAGCAGGGCGTACGCGCGAAGGCACGCGCCAACGATCGCCGAATTCTCCGCCATCTCGCGAAGACGACGAAGGCCCATCGTGCCCTTGAGCTCGGGGAGGAACTCTTCGTTGATGTAGCCGTTCCAGTGCTTGAGACCAGTGGTTCCGATCTCGTCCATCGGGATCGCGGGCATGTCCATTAGAGGGACCTCACATTCTTGACCTGGTGCGATCGCCCACCGAGATCGGGGCGGGAATCGGCATGCCGGAGTCGGGGGACTGAATGAGCAGACAGGTCACGCCGTGCACGAGCGCGTCGACCCGGTTCGGGCTCGGGGCTTTCGGATCCCACGGGTCCCAAGACACCATCTCCTCCTCGAGGGCTGCGAGATGGTTGACCTGGTGTTCGTTCTCCACGTGGTGAACGCGCTCCGCCTCGTACATTCCCGAGACGGGATCCGCCCGCGTCCTCTTGTCCCGCGATGAGAAGACGGGAATCCATCGGATCCGCTTTCGTGGGTCGACGATGCCGATGACGGACTTGACCAGGTTCGGCCGCTGAGGCGTTTCGTTCGCCTCGTAGACGATCGCATCCGCCTGGTACTTGTCGTAGAGCGAGACCGCGGCCCGACCCCACATGATCGGCGTGCCGTTGATCGTTCCATCCGCGCGCACGTAGGCATGCGGCACCGCGGTCTTTCCGTCCGGCGACGGCCCCGAGCTGACAACGATGAGGCCGCAAGCATCGCGACGCCCGTCCGACGCGTGCGACGGGTCGACGATCACGACCGTTCGAAATAGCTTCTCCGGCGGCCGCTCGACACGCGTCTGGTCGATGAGCGCCAGCTTCCAAAGCGCTCCCTCGACGACGTCCAAGATCTCCGCATCCAGCTCCTGCCGACCGAAGCTCGACTCGCCATACTCCGCGCGGCGCTTCGCGGCGAACCCGGGCGCGAGGTTGATTGTGTTTTCCTCGGTCGACCAGCGCCGACCGATGGTGCGGAAGGTGATCTCCTTCCCGAACTGGTCTTTGACCTTGAGGTCGAAGAACCACTCTCCCGATTTGACCTGTTCGGGTGTGACCGGGCGAACGCCGTTCTCGTTCTTCTCGCCGAGGACCGCGTCCAGGAACCACGGCAGTCGCCGCGGCGTTGAGGTGAGAACAACCTGCGGCGCGGTCCCGAGTCTCAGGCCGTCGAGCAGGTTCGAATATGCCTCGCGCGAGAACCACGCCGCGAACTCGTCGCCCCACGCGAAGTGGTGCTGCGGTCCGCGCAGCTCGGCAGGTTCCTGCGAGGTATAGAAGTGCGCCTCGGCGCCGTTCGGCCAGATCAGGACGCGCTTTGACGCGTAGTAAGCCGGTTTGAACCACGGCGGCGAACACGCCATGATCCCGGACTCGCCGAAGATCATCGTGTCGCGCACGTCGCGCGAGGTCCGGCCGACGAGTGCAATACGGCACTTCGGATGCGAGCGCGCCTTCTCGATTACCCATTCGGCCCCGGGTCTCGTCTTCCCACCGCCGCGGCCGGCAATGAAGAAGGCGACGTCCCACCCCAGCTCCGGGAGGCGTTGCTTCGGCCTGGCCCAGAGAGACCAGCGATAGCGCAGCGACTTGTAGAGCTTTCCGATCTCCTCCAGGGTGAGGCCGGTAAGCACGTCGAGGGCGCGGCCGAGGCTCTCCGGGAGCGTAGTGAACGGAATCACTTCTTCGGCTCCGGCTTCGTGCCGATGTCGGCCTCTCGCTTGAGGATCTCAAGGACGGAGACGTAGCGGCCTTCGACCATGCTTTGCTGTCGAGCGAGCTGGAGGAGCATCGTCTCCAGGTGGCTGCGAATCGTCCCGAGATCGGGCTCGACCTCTTGCGTCGGAATCTCGCGATTCCATCCGAGATGTTCCTGCGCCTGCGCTTTGAGGATGTTGACGGATCCGTCGCCTTCCTTCGTCTCCTTCCCGCGCTCGTTGATCCGGACCTGCAGGTCGACGCGGTGCTGAGCGTGGCCTCGCTTGATGATCTTCGCGAGTCGATCGGCGGCCGCGTTGTCGAGGAGATCGTCGGTGATGTCGAGCGCGAGGCGGATGTCCTTCTCACTGACACCGTTCTTCGCGTAGTTGGTGACGAGAGCCCATTCGATCTCTCGTTTCGGCTCTGCGGCAGGAGGCGTCGGCGCTCCGGCCCCGCGAGGCTGCGGCGGAAGCGGCAGCTGAACCGGATGCTTTCGCGGGCGGCCGGCGCCGGGCTTCGCGCCCCCAGTCTTGAGCCCGCTTCGACCCTTAGCACCGGCCATACACCCCGAATTCAGAATGCCCCTCAACTGGCGCGGGCCAAGCTAGCTCTCCAAGGGGGCCGAGAAACCCGGATTTTTGGGGGTCCCGGAAATCAGAATGCCCCGCAACTGGCGCGGTCGAGGTCGCACTCAACCCGGCCTTTTTGCCGGTTTTTTGAGGTTCGTGAGTATGAGTAAGG